CAGCTGAAGTTAGCGATGGTGGCCACCAGCCCCACGGACCACGACATCCGCGGCTTCGACCTGCACGTATGCCCCCGCCCCACGCCTTGGGACGTACTGGAAGCCGAGGAAGCCAGCTAAGGGAAACCTAGCGCTAGATCCCACCTGCGCTTACTGTCGCCATGGCCACCGGTGCCTTTTTCAACGCACTCAACTATCGCGTTTACGTGAAAGCGGGCACCACTGCCAGTGCGATTCCGACCGCCAGCACCGGCATGACCGAAGTGCTGAGCCTGACCAATGCCGGCATCCAAGGCAGCTCGGACACCACGGACGTCATCGACTACGGCAGCCCCCAAGGTTACAAGGCGTCGTTGGTTACGGGCCAGAGCTACAGCATCCCGATGAGCATGAACCTGGATCTCAACGATGCCGGCTATGCCATCCTCAAGCAGGCCAGCATGGATGCCGCCACCGGCGTCACGGTGCAGTGGTACCGCGAGTCCCCTGAGATGAGCGCCACCGGCACCCCCGAGAAGCACGCCGGCGTGGCGTTCGTCACCGACTTCTCTGAGGACATCCAAGCTGGCAACGTGGCCACGGTGAGCTTCACGCTGACGGGCTACGGCGCCTACACCTGGACCGCCGAGACGAACGTTTGATCGGGCTAGCGCCAGCACTGGTGGGAGCTTTGCTGGCGCTCCTGCTTCACTCAGCGGCGCTGGGCCAACTGGTTCCAGCGCCTAACCAAAAATGGCAAGAACGGCCGTTCCCCTTCGGGCCGGAGCTGCACATACGTTTTTTGGATCCAATCCCGCGATGGTGCAACGTAGTTAGCACGCACCGTGCCGATCAGATACCCCCCAGCACGTACAGCCTCTGCGTATGGGGCCATCCACTGAATCTGGAGCTTGCTTACGCTTCCCGCTGAGGACACCTGCGGGGGTGTCGCGGAGTTCATCAATGTGCCAGTGTCCACGATGTCGCGGGGCGATGTTACCTGCTGGCCGTTTTTGCGATAGGTGATGATTCGAGTGCCATCGCTGCGAGTGCGCGGCCATTCGTACTGGATCTTGGCCAGCTCCTGCTCGGACTGAAACGCCACTTGAGGCCCAAACTCCTCCAAGATCTGCGGCACCCGCGCCAGCAGGCGATCCGCGTTCCACTGCGTAATGCGTAGCTGCGCCATCAGCGCTGACCGCGAGCCACCAGACGGATGCGATCACCCAACGCCGTCTGCAACGTCGCGCCAATGATGCCGGTGCTGCCGTACGCCATCCTCAGCTCTAGCACCTCGCAGTCGACGGCACCCTCCCCTGCAAACGTGAGCACTCCAGAGGTGCCGACCACAACCCCAGCCGGCACTACCTGCGGGTCCACGGCGTACCCCTCATACACGGTGTCCACAAGATCCACGCCTGGGTAGGGGGTGTACGCCAGCTTTTCGGCGCGTAGGAATAGGCTGATGGTGGTGGTGCTGGTGACGGCAGCGACGTTGCCGGTGGTGGGGTCGGTGGTGACTCCAGCCGCGGCCACCTGCAGGGTGACGGAGGCGTTAGCGAGAGCCGAGAGCGCAGAAGCCATACCCAAAGTTGCCCGACGCGGCAACCTCGGCTATTGGAGACGCAGCACCAGTGGCAGGCGAGAATCTCGGCACCGCTACTCTCGTACTGGATGTTGATAGCCGCAAGCTTGACAGAGCGCTTGAGAAGCTAAGGCAAGATATTGACAGGCTAAAAGTTGGCGATCTCAAGATTGATCTAAATGGCGCATCACAAGTAGAGAAACAATTAAAGAATATAAGCACAGAGGCTGATCGCGCAACACAAAAAGCACGCTCACTGGCCCAAATACTCAATGACCCCGTTGGGGGGTCCTACAGCAAACTCAGCGCCCAGATCGGCGCGCTAACGACAAAATCACGCGAACTAAGTCTTACTTCGGCGGACTACCTGCAAGTCCTAGAAAAAATCAGCAGGCTTGAGTTAATACGATCAGCAAAAACTGGCAGGGCCAGGGTCGAGGCCGACTTTGAAGCTCAGAAGACGCTAATTAGTGCCGAGCGTGCCCCGAACGCAGTCCCACGAAAGGATCTGCCTAATACGACCGCTGCGGACCTCCAGAACCTCAGAGAGCTTTCGCAGCGCCTGCTGAATGTTGACAGAAACAGCGCCGATTACGAGCTAACTCTCCGGCAAATTGAAGCTGTACAAAGGCGTGTCACCGAAGCCAACAACGGCGTTTCGGCATCGCTTAAGCAGCTACAGGTCCAACAGGACGGTGCCGCTCGCCGCGCAGAAAAGCTTGCCTCCATCCAGGAGTATTACGGCAGCAAGACCCCAGCTGCAGGTGGCATCAGGGATGCCAGCGGCGCCATGATCGCTCGTGGCGCGGGCAGCCGGGCCGACGAGAAGGCTTATAACGCTGCAATACGCCCCGCCCAGCAGCTACTGGAGACAGATCTGCGCCGAGCGCAGGTGATACGTGAGATCAGCCAGCGCATCAAGGCCGCGGCCGACACCAGCGCTGGAGGGTTTGGTGACTTCAGCCGTTCAGCTGGTGGCGACCCTGTTTCCAAGGCAATCCGCCGCAACGCGGAGCGTGTGGATCGCCGCGAGGCCGCATCAGCAAAGCAGCGCGAAGCCTTAGACGCTGATCTGGCCAGAGTGCGCCAACAGCGTGTGGCCGCCGAACGTCAAAAGCTGGCCGCTGACAAAGCAGAGGCGCAGGCCGCCAAACAAGCAGCCAAGGATGCCCAACAGGCTGCCGCGGACCGAAAGCGCAAGCGCTCGGATGCCATCGGCAGCGCCATCATCGGTGGTGCGTTTCCCGCCCTCTTCGGCCAAGGCTTGGGCGCCAGCATCCTCGGCGCCGCTGGTGGCGGCCTGGGCGGTGCCATCGGCGGGCAGTTTGGCTTTGGTCTCTCGCTGGTCGGCACAGCGCTTGGTGCCCAGTTTGACGCGCTGACTCAAAAAGGGCTGGAGTTAGCAAAAGCCCTAGACGACCCGATTAAAAACTTTGAAAATCTTGCGCAAGCCGCAGTAATTAGCTCAAAACAACTTGAAAGCTACATTCGCGGTCTTATTGAATCGGGCAGAGGCGCCGAAGCACAAGTCCTGATACAAAAAGATCTATTCGACACCTTTGGCAGTCTTCAGGGGCTGGAGGACTACCAGAAAAGCGTCGATTCGCTTAACCGTGCCTGGGCGCGGGCAGGCATAGTGCTTGCCGATTTTGTCGCCGGCCCGTTAGCACGTTTGCTAGAAGGCTTCACTACTACAAGTGGAAACATTGGCACTGGTGTTCGATATGAGCAGCTGGTTGGGCAACTGACTCCAGAGCAGTACAACCAAGTCACAAAAGTACGAGACTCAGCCGCGAGGCAAAGTGCGGCGGCCAGCGGCCGCCCCGGATTTCTACCGCCTTCTGAAAACGAGCTGACTGCCGGCCGGCAAGCAGCAATAAAGGAGGCCGAGCGCCTGCTGGGGGTGGATAAGCAACGCGCCCAGATTGCAGCACAACTGGCCGCGGCACAGCTACGCAACAAGGAGTCACTCAGCACCAACTACCGCCTAATCGACGCCCAGACCCAAGGCTACGAACGTCAAACGCTAGAACTACAGAAGCAGGAAGCGCTGAACGAACGCAACCGGCGCCTGCTGGAGCTGCCCGCGGACAAGCGTGCTGGCAGTCCTGAAGCGCAAAAGATCCAGCAAGACACTGCTCTCAAGGTCTACGAGATCACCCAGCGCCTTGCGGATTTTGACCAGAAACGTGCGGCGGCACTGCAACTCCAGAACGTCGAGTCTGACCTGGCCCTGCGCGGGGTCCAGCAACGCGTCGCCTACGCCGAAGAGCTGGCCGCCGCTGAAGCCGGCGTGGTGCGCCAGACGATCCGACAGCGCCAGGAGATTGAAGCCGGCGTGCGAGCCTCCAAGGATCAGATTGCTCTCATTGGCGCTCAGATTGACGCCCTGCGCCTGCAAGGCGGCGACAACGGCCCGCAGCTGCAGAAGCTGGTGAACGAGCAGAGGGTGGCCGCTTCCGAAATCCGCCTCAAGCTGATCGAAGGTGCCACTGCCCTGCGAGACGCCG